ACACTCTATCCCTTCTTCTTCTTTGCAATCTTCAAGGGTGGCAGACCCTTCTTCTCGCGATACTTATTCGCAGCAATCTCAGAGACAGACAACCTTGGGGGCTTCTTCCCCAATAAGGTCTGTACCTTCGTCAGTGCTTTCTTCACAACAGGTTTCACCACTCTTAACAAGAGGTCAGCAAGAGGTTTTGCAAGTATTGCCGAAGAGGTAGCAACAACAGCAATTGATGCTGTAGCAGTCACTGCACCTGCTGTAGGAAGATTACCCACAATCTGTTGCACAACCTCTATCTTCTCTGTGACCTGAATACACTCATTCCCCACAAGTCTATAGTCAGTTACCTTCTGATCACCCCTTACAAAACCAATGGGTTCTTTTAATTCCTGTGCCTCAGTAGGGCATGGGATTTCTTGTGTGGGTGTCTTAGGAACTTCTGGTGTCTGAGCAACAGGTGCCTCTGGTGCCTCTGGTGCCTCAGGTGATTTGACTGGTGGGACTTCTCTTGACTTTTTCTCAGTAATCATCTGCAATCTTGATGCATCATACTGAATGGGATTAAAAGTTGGTATTCCTGAGTCACAATATGTGACAATACCATCTTCATCCTCTTGAGTTAGTTGTACATTCTCATCACTATCTCTATGAGATTGAACACAACCAGGCATATCAATAATTGGTATACCTACTTGAGAGGTTATTGGTGGGTAAATTGGTAGAGCAAGAGGAGGTGACTGAGACCAATTATGGATTGGTAAATTATAAATTGAAAGTTCTTGAATATTTAATTCAGGTATCTCCATTCAATTCCTCACAATCATTAATAGAGGTTGCTAATTCTCCACCCACCTGTGCTCCTTGATCAGCTCCAAAGAGAGCAACAAAACCAGCAAGGACTGGACCAACAAAAGGTATACCCATCACAAATCCTGAAGTACTAGCACCAATACTAGCTCCTACAATCCTCCCTGTCTGTTCTCCACCACCTTCCGCCTTGATGCACTCTAACGCTTTTGCACTTAACTTTTTTCCACCACCCACTGGAGGTGATCCTTCCATTGTATATTCAGTCTCAACATCCACAACAGATTTACCACCTACTCCAAAAAATCCATTCTTTTTATCAATATATTTTTTAGTGCTCATGACCTTTGGATCATTAGCACTGTACTCTATACTATAACCTTCCTGTCCTGCCTCAACTTTATATGAGGTATAATCACCAACAGGTAAGTTTATATCAGGTAATTCTGTATTGGTTCTGGTAGCAATAAGTCCTATCATTCCAATGTGACCAATGCCTAAAATTGCTCCTAATCCAAGAGCAAACCATTTGAATGTGTTTGACATGAGATTGCCTGCAGTGGCAACGTATTTATAAATTAGTCAATAAGAGTGCCATGTGCTCTTCTTATTTCTCTCAATTCTTCAAAGTTCTTTTGCTTTGTGCCACCATCATATGGCCATGCATAACCTTGCTCAATCATTAATTCATTTAATGAGAGTTCTTGGTCTCCCACATAGAGCCATCCAAGTAGACGCCCATATTTACCCATTCCACCAACAAGCTCAGTTCTGATAATAAGATCTTCTTCTCCAGCAACTGCATCCTCAAGATGTTTCTCCATCCAGTATGTTGCATCCTTTCCAAGTTCTTTTTCCTCTAGGTCTCTTGTTCTCTTCTCTGGTGTGTCTACTCCAGCAACTCTCACTCTTTCCTTTTTAAATAGATCAAATCCAAGATCAATGGTGACATCAATGGTATCACCATCAACTACCCTATTAATTTCAACAACTCTAAAATTATAGCAGGACTTCCTGCTGGGTGGGGTCATTGCTCCCATGATCAACCTCCTTTGAATCTACTGCTGTGACTAAACCAATTAAAACAATGGCTGCAGATATGACAGCACCTGCTCCCCATACCCATCTCTCCAAAAGACGAACACGATCTCTCAGTTCTCCTAATCTCTTTTCATTGTGCTGCAACCTATGCTCAATCAAAACAAGTTTTGAATCCTGTTCAGAGTCTTTATTTGAAAGGTCAGCCATTGTTCATTCATTAAGAGCCATACGCATTATATAGACAATATAATAACAAACACCAACTAAAAAGATTGATAAACCGATAATCACACTCCATGTTGGATCATTAAAATTATCATGGAGTTTAATAATATTCAACATTAGTATAACTCTTCCTCTTTCTCAGCAAGAATTTCACAATCTGATGTAGGATAGGCTACACAAAGCAAAGCAAATCCTGCTTCAAGTTGGTCATCATCTAAGAATGATTGATCACTTTGATCCAATGTTCCTGATACAATTTTTCCTGCACAAGTTGAACAGGCTCCTGCTTTACAGGAGTAAGGCATATCCACTCCTGCCTCTTCAGCAGCATCCAGGATGTATTGATCTGATTCACATTCAAAAGTATTCTTTTGACCATCAGAGGTCTCAACTGTAATTGTGTATGACATGTATATCAAGTAATGCAGATTATATAGCAAGTGCAAAGTCTAACGCTTTTCTAGCACTTTGTGATATCTTGATTATTCTTTTTTCTCTAAAAACTTGAAACCCCAAAAGGTCTGCTTGAGGATCATCAGGCAGACCAAAGGGTTGTATAAAATATAATCCTGCATGACCAATGCACTTCCAACCAATATCAACAAATCCCAGTTCTCTCAAGGCACACTCCAACTTAAGTGAATGACACCCATCTTCTAAAGTCATATGTGTGGATAACCCTACCTAAAATATTTATGGATTTCTAGGATCAAGTCCAAGTTCCATGAGATACTCACTCCACCATTCAGGATCCTTATTGGTTCTCCAATCAGGGACAGGCAATCCTCTTTCAACAGTATAGTACTGATAAAGAGATTCATTTAAAGTCTGTGCGATCTCCATACTCCTCTTCCTCCTGGTCAACATCTGCATATGCATCTGCCACATAGGGTCCTCTTTTTCTGAAAGGTTCTTTTCTGACATAGCCTGTTTCTGAATTAACTGCTGAAATCCAAACAGCAAGTTTCATAATAATGAATATTAAAACAAGAGGTGAGAGACACGCTAATAATACCAATGGGTTCATATGTTCTCTCCAATGAAGTAATCATCTTCTTCATCATCCTGTGGAATAAGTCTAAGTTGTTTTAGTCTTTCATTAAAACTTATTAGTAGTTTTTTTTGTTCCTCCAAACTTTTGATTACATTTTTTTGTTCTTCATCTATCATGAGTGTTTCTTGGTGAATGGTTCCCAGTGTTCCCAATGATATTTGTGAACAGCCCACATTCCTAATACAGGAACAAAAACTAAGAACAGACAAAGTGTACTGAGTGTATATGGATTATTTAACATCCATGCTGCGAAATGTGTCATGCTGGATAGTCCTAAGAAATTTTACCTGGTGATAAAGATTCAAAAATTTTAGAGCAAGTGGTGATAGCATATGATGCACCATATGTGCCAGAAAGGATATAAGATATACCTAACTTAGAGCAGTAGTGCTCTATCTCCTGACATTTATCAATATCACTATCACTATAATCTATGATAATATCTCCTTCACTGAGTAATGGTAGCAACTCATCAATAGTATCATCTATCAGTTCTGCTCTAAGTACAAGTTGGAAAATACCTGGTTGCTCAACATAAACTGTTTCACCAGATTTCTCACCATAGATAAATTCTTTTCTTTTTACTACTTGAACAAGGCTTTCCAGAGTAGGGGTACATCCACTGATATAATTCTTTTCAAATGCTTCCTGAGCTTTTTCATAGTTTCTACTATACACCCATGTTTCTAGTCCTGCCTTCATCATACGATGAGACATCCCTTCTACCATTGTCCCTAGACCAATGATTCCCACTTTCATAATTACACCCCTTGAATTTTTCGATCTCTTTAACTGAAAGAACAAACATAACTCCTACACCCACACAAAAAGCAAATAACATTTGTGTAAAGTTATAATTTCCCATGACTATGAATAGCAATTAAGGTATCATATGGTATCCATGCTGGATCTTCATTTGCAAATTGGACCTGCACTTCAACAATATTTTTCCCTAGATACCTAGAGTATATCGTCCTTGTGTTTTTTACGCAAGATAAGATATTTGTCATACTGTCCTCCTTATAATGGCAGACATACTCCTTCTATTCATTTCTTTAATTAGATCACCATACTCTTTATACATTCTATCTCCCACCACATATCTCGCTTGCTTTTGTTTTAATGCACACACAATTAATGCATAATCTTCCTGAGTGAAATCTGGAAAGAACTTAATCATTACTTATCTTTCATGAGATTTTCTAGTCGACTTTTCATTCTTTTTGTTCTATTACCTTCATCAATCTGAAAGTATCCATGTTTATTATGTAAAACCATGGTCCCCTGATAAAACATCACAGCAGCAAATATTAATAGTAATACCACACCTATTTGCTCTATGGTATTTGAGTTCATGATAGAACATTTAGTACCTCTTCCCTCACTTTATCAATTATATCCTGCATCATATCAACATTAATACCCATGAAAGGTGGAATCATACCAATAACTCTAAAGAATCCCTCAGCAAAGAGAGCAAGAAAAACAATTCCAAGACACATACTGATGATGGATGCATTACGATTATGCTTATTAATGGCATACTCAATCATCTCTTCACATTGTTCTTTGGTCACATAGTGAACAGGTTTGATTTCCTCCATTCTGTGAGCCATAAACCATCTCCATAATATAAAAGGTTTTTTCTTTTTTTCCATCAGAGTTTATTTGACATGGACTGTTCCTGTCATACCTGCGCCCTGATGTGGACCACAGAAAAACTCATAATCACCTGCATCTGCAAACATAATATCTTGTGATTCACCAGGTGAAAACATTAATGATTCTCTAGACAAATCTGCACGACCATCAACAATAATATTGTGTGGTGGAAGCATTTCATTTACAAAATGCACTGTATCACCTGCATTTATTGTAATGTCAGATGGATTAAAAATCAAGTTACCATTTGATCCCATTGTAACATCCACTGCCCATGCTGGAGCAACTAAAAATAGTGTGGTCAGCAAAGCAAAAATAAAAGTCATACACTTCATGCAACTAAACTATCTAGGTGTATATTTTTTTCTTTAAATTTATTTTATTAGGAAATCATGACTCTTTTTTAGGTTCAACTGCTGATGCCACAGGTGGTTCTCCAGCAATTCTTATAGGTCCTTGTTCAATCCTAATTGTTTGTGCTGGTGCAGTTTGAGCAGCTGCTGCAATAAGTCTCTCTAGATCTGCTTTACTTACTCCACCACCAGATGAGGATCCATTAGCACCCTTCTTAGCAGTCTGAACCCCAAACGTAGCAAGAACCCCGGTAAAAACCGAGGCTATGAAGGTGGGATCCAGTTTCTGCTCTGGGATTCCCAAAGCAGGGGGTAATTTGATGTACGC